TTTCTTTTCCTTCTCGTCTTTCTTTTCAGAATCGTGTGACATTTCTTTCACCTCTTCTTTTTCCTTGTCATCTTTAGACTCTTTTTTATCGTCTTTTTTGTCAAGGTATTTTTTTAGACCAGCAGGTAGTTCGCCTTCTTTGATTTCTTTATCTTCCGAATCTTTTTCAGAATCTTTTGACTCACCTTTAAGTTTTGGCATTGCGTCAGCAGCACCTTGACTTTTTTGTTGTGGGTCGCCAGAAACCTGTTTTACTTTCTTGGTAGCGTCAGGATTACTGTCTGTAGGTTTAACTACAGGTGCGCCTAAATCTTCGTGGTCTGCCATTTTAGCAATATGCGAAGGCTCAGCCGCTACAGCATTCTTTTTAGGAGCGTCAGGAGCTGTTGCTTCTGTTACTTCTTTTACTGTCGCCGCAAGTGATTTTTCTGTTTCGGCCATTGAAATCTCCTCTTTAATTTTAAAACTAGTTTTAAATTGTCTTAATTAGATATATTTATAAAACTAGAGATTTTTAAGAAAGTTTTGAAAAACTTTAACTTTAGCTTCTGCTAATGCGTTTTTTTTCGCACTTTCTATTTCTCGTTTCCAAGCGTCAATGTTCTTTTCAACGAGTACGCCATTGTTCCATATCCACTCTTTGTTTTCCATAATGCCTTCTACGAAAGCGTCTGGAGCAGACGGATCTGCAACAATATCAGCAGCGGTTGCCAAGTAAAAGTCGTCTTTTACATAGTTTGCGCCACCTCTTTGTTCTAATGAACCCATACCACGAGATGATACTCCTAATTGAGCACCCTCATCTATAAGACCTTTTACGATCTTACCGTACGGTGTATTCATTATTTTTGCTTCACCAATAAAGTTTTTTCCCTCTGGATAAAGTTTCGTAATCATATGTGAAACTCTTTCAAGGTTAACAGTTGGTCCGTCAGGATGTCCTAACTCACCAAATGCTCTTTTTTTATTGATAAATTCTGCGTTATATCTTTTTACTTCTTTATTCAATATGTCTACCGGATAGACACGCCCATTTCTATTACGTATTTCAGATTGTAAAAAGACACCTCTAATTTTATAGTCTTTTTTTCCGTTGGCCTCTTCAACGATATATTCTGCCTGTGAAATTTCTTCGGATATTAGTTTCATTTCTTATCTCTCTTGTACTATTTATACAATTTTTTATCTAAACTCGACTAAAATTGTGTAATTATCGTTAACTGCAAAACCTCTTGTAGATAATAATACATCACCTGTAGGTGTAGTTGCATTATTAGTTATTTCATTACCAGCAGTTCTTAAATCCCAATATCCGTTACCAGATAATACTACAGCAGTTGCGTTTGTAGCACCTGCCCATACTAATTCTACTGCTGATTTGCCGTCAACTGTGTTAATTGAATACCAAATCTTTGCAATTTTTCTGTTGCCGTCTTCAGTCATAAAAGTTGTTTCTGAAGCGTCAACTTTAGTTACTAAAGATTCACCTGTACCGTCTGAAATATTTGTAAGTTTAGTAACATACTTTACTCCAGATGTATCTGATATTGTTTGTGTTGATACTGTATCTGCCATATTAACTTCTCGGTGATCCTACTGCTGAAGCACTTCCAGCAAATGAAATTGTATCTGTCGGTGCTTTTTCTATAATCACTACATCTCCTGCTGTCTTTGTAGGTACAACACCAAGTGTACTGCCTGTACTATCTTTTACTGTAACATTTTGATCACCACCTGTTGCCATACAATAGACAAACTGAGCACTACCAATATTGTTATCACTAGCGTTTGATACAATAGCACCTTTTGCTATAACTGTTGCCATTTTATTTTTCTCCTAATTGTTCGTTAAGTTCTTTATCAAAATAATTTTCTATTTCTTCTTTATTAACATTATGAAACTCACAAACCTTGTCTAATGCACGTTCAAATTTTTTTAACGTATTGTCCTGATAATTTTCTATCAGTTTAATAACGTCTGTAACCGCCTCTTTCATAACAGGCGATAAACTTTTGTATGCGTTACTGTTGAACGTCTGGTTGCTCTGCACTAACTGGCTCAGCTTCATTTGATACCTCTGGTTCAACTGCATTTGCACCTGTTGGTTCTACTTGTCCATCTTGTGTAAAAGTTCCTGTACCCTCTATTTCAGGTTTAGGATCACTATGTGGTTCTACTTTAAACATTGTGCCTGCAATATCTTGTCTTTGTGCGTCTAGTTGATCTCCAACTTTAGCTCTTAATGCGTCTTTAAAAGCATCCCCAGCACCAACCATATCGTTTTGTGCTAACTTGTCTATAAAGTTTTTTATTTCGTCACTCATTTTTTACTCCTTATAATATGTCATCATCATTTGTAACTTGTGTTTCTGGTGATGATATAATACCGTCATCAATTTCTTTTTTGATTTCAGCATCCATTTGTTTCATTTCTGATTCAGTTTGTTTTAAAATATGTTTTCTAACATATGATACTGAATAATATTTACCTACGTAATCTCTAACTTCTCTTGCTAAGTTTAATCTTTCTCTCATCATTTCAGAATTTTTTAATTCTGCAAAATGTCCATCTTGTAAGAAGTCATAAAAAATAGCATCTCTAATCATAGGCCATTCTGTTTCAGAAATTATGCCTTTGATTATCAGTTGTGTTCTTAATAAATCATTAAACAATTCAGTAAATTTCTTTCTTAATCTACCTACAAATTTAGTAAACTTCAATTCATCTCTTGTTATTTCACTTGATCTACCAAGATTGAATCCTTGACTTGCCTCTAATCTACTAACAGGTACGTTTAGTGATCTATAAAGTTTTGCTCTAAAGTATTCTATATCAGAAATTTCACCTAGGTTTGCACCACCTGGTAAAGTTGTAATATCAGTACCTCTGCCACCTTCTCTACTCGGTAACCAAAAGTCTTCTAACATTGACATATAATTTCTGTCATCTCTTACTTCACCTGTAGCAGCGTCATAGACAAGTTTGTTTCTATATCTTGCCATCACATCTCTTAAATATTGTTCTGCCTTAACTTTAGGTAAATTACCTACGTCAATTTTAAATATTCTTCTTTCAGGTGCTCTAGCAATTCTGTAAATCACAGCAGCGTCTTCAATCATTCTTAACTGATTAACAGGTTTGATTGCCTTGTGTAAGTATGATAAAACTATATTTTTATTCTGATCTATAACACCTGACGGACAATATGCAATTGTGTCTGGTGCAATTTTAACACCTTGAACTCCAGCTGCACCTGATATACCTCTTTCGTTATAAACAAAATATTCAACTGTTTCATCAGCGATATTAATGTTAGTAGGAGAAACTATACCTTCAGGTCTTCTCTTTCTAACTTCTCTAATCTTTTTGATCTTTCTAGGATCAAGGTATTTTAATTCTGTAATACCATTTTTAGTATTTTCAGCATCAATAATCTTTTGAAAAAAGATTCTTCCATCAACATACCATCTTCTAAAGAGGTCGTGTCCTCTAGTGTTAAACTGCATTAGTCTTAACACTTCTTTAAATTCTTCTTCTATTTTTTGTTTAACGTTACTACTATATGTAAGTTGATCTGTAATAACTTTTACTGATTGTTTGTTTTCGTTTGAAGTTATTGCCTCGTTGATAATATCTTCGATTGCCATATCACATTCTGGATGTAGTGATATTTCTCTATATCTTCTTATTAGATCCTGCTCAGTCTTGGCAGTGCCCTCCATATCGAGGTAACTGCCAAAGAAACCACCAGCGGCAACGACTTGTGTGCCGTCATCCGCTTGTGGTTGACTGAATTGCTGTTTTGGATCTGTTTGAGGTTTTACCCTTGTTATATTAAATCCAAATAACTCTGCCATAATTTAATTCTCCTATTAAACTACTTATATAAGTTTTAAGTAGTCGTATTTGTTTCAAAATATTGATATTGAAATGTAGTTGTAAAACTTTCAATTTCATCATTTGTTGCATAATTTAAATCAATTGATGAAACTTCATTAGGATATGCACCTCTTAAAGTATATGATTTAAGCGTATTACCGTTTCTGTCCAGTTGATCAACAAAAATATCAACTTGATAATCTACAGGATTTGAAAGTCCTTCGTTATCAGTCATATTGTTGATACCATTCTGCCATCTTTCAAAAGCATTTCTTAACTTAAAGTCTGTGTCGTTAAGAACAGTAACAGACCAATCTCCGAAAGTTCTGTCACCTGCGACTTTGATTTGTCTACCTCTAAACGGTATGTTTATATTACCGATAGTCATAGCAGGTATTGTTGTACTTGTACATAGAAACGCTAGGTCTTCTATTTCTCCGCCAACTTGTGCGTAACCAGGAAAAGGCATAGTCACCTTAAACTGATTGGGCCTTGCGCCACCGCCAGCAAGTTTAGCTTTGAAGTCATTTATGTTTGGCATTTTATTTCTCCTTCTCTACTATTAACCGCCAGCAACTTCCTCAAAGGAAACGCCAGTTCTGGTTGCAACGAATTGTAATGTAATAAAGTTGATACTTCTTGCAGGTTTAACAAATATTTCTGCAATAAATTCATTTCTATCAATTACTTCGCCTGTGTTGTTAGTTTCATCACACACTACTAAAAAGTCTGTGATACCTCTTCGACCTTGTACTTCTCTTAGGAAAGGTTCTACAATGTTTCTAAAGTTCGCTCTTGTAAATTCATCATTGAACTCAAAGAGTTGAAATTTAGAAGCAGTTGCAATCGCCTTCTCTAAAGTGATAAACAATCTTCTTACGTTGATTCTATCAAAAGCACTTGGCGATGATAATCCAGTTTTGTCTCCGAATAATACAGTTCCTTGACCTGGGAAGGTAGCAACTGGATTAATTCTTTTTGGATATAACTCATCTCTTTGTGTTTTTGTAGGGTTGAACGCTAGTTTAGCAGCACCTCTAATTACACCTCTGTTAAATCCAGCAGGTGAATACCAAGCGTCTGCAACAATGTCTGTTCTAGCAGCCAATCCTGCAATATCTCCGTTTAATGGTACGTATCTGTAAACGTCACTATATCTGTCGTAACAGTATTTGTAACCACTATCAAATACAACATATGAAGAAGAACGTACCGAACTAAAGAAATCAACTACGTTATCTTTTTGTGTATTTGAGTTTGAGATATTAACAACGTCACTTCTTTGTGGAGAAGCAAATACAATAGCGTCTTTTCTATTTTCTGCAATTGTAATTAAGTTGTCAACGTGTGTTGTT